TTGGGAAAACGAGATAGAGAAATGCTGAAACTAAAGATTGACATATTCAGCACGATGAAGCCAAGTGTGAAGTATGGAAGTGCCGGAGATGAGGTAAAAGTGATAGCGGATTATACAGGAGTGCTAATTGTGGAACGGCTGATTGATAACCACAGGTTTGCCGTGAAGCCTGAATCCCTGACAGAAGAAAAAGTAATTCATGAAGCTGCACCCGATACTGCAGCACCAAACAATAAACCAATTATAAACCGGGAGCCGGCAACGAAAAAGAAAGCAGCTCCCAAAAATCAAAACACACTATTCTGATGGAAAAAGTAAAAATAAAAAAAGCTAAGATCAAAGATTCAATGTTCCTGGAAGTGGAATACACCGAGGAACTACCTGGCCACAACAAAAAGGATACTAAGCTATCCAGCACAGTGCCAGTGCATGAAGATATGAAGCACGCATTCGAGCAGCTCCATGTTCATTTGGCCATTCTCTGTGATGAAGTAAAGACGCCAAAGCGTGGTGACCTTGAAGGGGTGTCCTATCCGGAATTTTCTGTAGGTGGTTTTAGTGTGGGTGGTAATGCGGAAAATGAGGGTGTGACCATTTCTGGAAGCAAGGAGGGTAAGTATGGCACAGTGAATCTCAATACTCCTTTCACAAAGTATGAGGCATCCGACTATCCGTTTATTAGCGAGCTGGGTGCTTGTATTGAGAGCTGTGTGTATGAGATTGAGCAATATCTCTTTGATGGCAAGCGGGCACCAGAAGCGCAGATGGAACTGTTCCCGGAGGATGATCTTGTAGTTGAAGAAACAAATTAATAACCGTCCAAAAAATATTTTATGGCAAAAGTAAAAGCCCCAAAAGAAAAAGAGCAGCATCGTGGAGTGCTGGTTCCAATTAGAATCACGGCAATTGATGTAGTGAGCAACACGAGGAGGCATTTTCATTTAGATGATATCCTTGAACTATCCAACAGCATCAAGCAAATAGGTATTCTGCAGCCCTTAGTGGTACACAAGTCGGATGGAGATATTTCTTTCGAACTTATTTGCGGAGAACGCAGGCTGAAAGCTGCAGAGCTTGCCGGGCTTACAGAAGTGCCGTGTATGGTTTATGACAAGCTTCCTGCAGATACTGTACTGGAAATGCAGATTACAGAGAACCTGCAGCGCAAGAACATCAATGCGATGGAAGAGAGCGATGCCTTTGAGCAGCTTGTAAAAAGAGGCATCAGCACACCGGAACTGATTGCTGAAAAGCTCGGCACCAGTGTTCGCTATGTGTATGACCGGTTGATTCTGCAGCGGGTAATTGAAGATGTGCAGAATCTTATTCGCGAAGGAAAGTTTTCCATCAGCCACGGCAAGCAGTTTGCCAGGTTGCCCTACGATGATCAGATGAAGCTCTGGATCTCTGTGCAAGATGATGATGATTTATCAGTTGATGATATCAAACAAGAGATCCTTTCCAAGTTCGATTTGAAGCTGGAAGATGCACCTTTTGATATCAACAGTAAAAAGCTGGTGAAGAAAGCCGGTAGCTGTATGGATTGCACCAAAAGAACCGGTTGCAGACTTGTGCTGTTCGAAGATGTTCGCCAGGATGATCTATGCCTTGATGAGGCTTGTTACAATTCTAAGGTGAACGCCTTTGTTGAGCAGAAAATCGAGGAGCTTAAAAAAGCCGGCAAGTCGGTTGTGATGATCACTGCAAAATATCAATCCAGCGATCCGCTTATTAAAGGCAAGAAAGATTGGCAGCTTATTGAAAGTGAAGAGGAAACCGATACCGTAGGCATCATCGTTGAAGCGCTAACATGGGATGAGCGAAAAGTGGGTGATATCATTTATCTGGAAGCGGAAGAGGAAGAGCAGGAAGAGCAGGATAATGATGAGGATGATAATCAAGGTAATGGGATTACAAAAAGTAGTAAATCAACTTACGTTAACCATGAGGAGGAATTCTGTGAGCTCATTGCTACAAAAATCTGCAATAAGTATGAGATGCAGAGCGATTCATTCCCGGATAAAAACCTCAATGAACTTATAAAAGAATATATCGCTGATAAGTTCTGGCGTCTTGAAGAAAATCTGCAGGAAATAGTTTTTAAGATTCTCGACATTGAAAAAATCAAGGATCCTGAAGATGATGAACAGGTTGATCATTGTGTAAAAACAAGCATAAAAGCTTATCTGCATAATCATGTATCTGAGATTATGCTCCCAAAAATGGTTACGCTGATTGAGGTGCTGAAATCTCTTGATACGGTTCAGTACGGCGTTAATGATAAGGAAGATTCGGCTGAATTTGCAAAAGAGTTGCAGCCTCTGGGCCTTAACCTGTACAGTATCCTTGACGAATACCGCAATGGAAACAGCGAAATCCTAAAAGAAATACAACCAGTAGAAGCCGATTAATCATGCTCGATATTTTAGAAACCAATAACGGATATCAGGTCACCTTCCAGTACAAACCCTGGTTGGTGGAAGCTATCAAACAAATTCCAGGAGCTGGCTTTCGCCAGAACGATGGCAAGAAGTTTTGGTGGGTGCCAGCCAGTAGCGGTGGAGCTCTTCTTAATTGGGCAAAAGGCATCAATGGCAATGTATCTACAAAGCCCGCAACGCAGGAAATCGGGGACATAGAGCCGCTTCCAGAACTTACCATCGATATCCCGTTAAAGATGAATCTGTTTCCTTATCAGCGCAATGGTGTGGCATACGGCATAGAGAAGAAGCGGATCATCAATGGCGATGATATGGGCCTTGGTAAAACTGCACAAACCATTGCTACCCTCACCGGTGCCGGCGCAAAGTGTATTCTGGTAATCTGCCCGGCTACCCTGAAAGAGAACTGGAAGCGGGAATGGAAGATGTGGACAGGAAAAGAAGCTATGGTGCTTAATGACCGGGTAAAGAACACATGGCCTCAGTATTACAAGGTGGGAATGATCAATGTGTTTATATGCAACTATGAATCCCTAAAAAAATACTTCATTCAGGAAATTAATAAGCCGGAGGATAAACCGCTTCGCTTAAACCATATTGTTTTCAAAGAAACAATAGATCTGTTTGATGCCGTTGTTATAGATGAGCTACACAGAACAAAAGACTATAAAACCCAGCTCAGTAAATTCTGCATGGGTATCACAAGAGGCAAGGAGTATGTAATCGGGCTGACCGGTACGCCTGTTGTAAACAAGCCGATTGATTTACTGGCTCAGCTCCAAATAATTGGCCGGCTGACTGAATTTGGAGGATACAAAGGATTTACCGACCGCTTTTGCCAGGGTTACAACCAATCATCGAACCTTAAAGAGCTGAACTTCCTGCTCAACAAAACCTGTTTTTTCCGCCGGTTAAAAAAGGATGTACTCAATGACTTGCCTGATAAGATGAGGCAAATTGTTTCATGTGAAATCACTAATCAGAAAGACTACAACAAAGCTCAGGCGGACTTCATCAATTTCCTTAGAGAGAACCTGAATAAAAGCGAGGGTGAGATTACTACTGCTCTCCGTGGTGAAGCGATGGTTCAGATGGGTATCCTGAAAAAGCTATCTGCAAAAGGAAAGATTGATGCAATGATTGAGCAAATCCGTGAAGTGGTGGAAGCCGGCGAAAAGATTATCGTTTTCGCTACTCATAAAGACGTTGTGGCTGAATTGAAACAGGCTATTCCAGGATCCGTTACGGTTATCGGGGATGATAGCATGGATCAGCGGCAAAGGAACGTGGATGCTTTCCAGAAGAACCCTAACTGCCAAGTGATCATTTGCAACATTCAATCCGGTGGCGTAGGCATTACCCTTACTGCATCATCAAGGGTGGCCTTCATTGAGCTCCCTTGGCATCCGGCGCACGCTGATCAGGCAGAGGATAGAGCTTGGCGTATCGGGCAGAAAAACAGTGTGCAGTGTACCTACCTGCTGGGACAGAATACTATTGATGAGTACATCTACAATATCATTGAGAAAAAGCGGGCTATGGTCGCACAGGTGACCGGAGCAGAGAATGACATACAAACTGAGATGAGTATGGTAGATGATTTAATTGGATTATTTAGTGGGAAGAAATGAGAACCTGGGTTGACGATATGATCAGTGAGAAGCATATCCGGGCAGCCCGGTTGCTGGTGGTATCTCTTACAAGCAATTACAACAGTGCAGAGAGAAAGATTAAGTCAAATGAGATAGTTGTAAAGCTCAGAGAAAGAGGCTTTGCCATCGGGGATGCAGAGCTGAGGCAAATTATCGGTTACATCAGGCGCAATGATTTGTGTGCACCGGGATTTATTCTTTCAGATCAGGGTGGTTACTGGTTCAGTACAGATGAAAACGAAATGAAAAAAGTATGGGAATCAAACCACGGAAGGGCAATAGAGATCATGAGCAATTTTGCTCCATTACATAAACGATTTAAACATTTATTATCAAACCAAAATTCACTTTTTCAATTATGAACCTCCAAACATTCAACAAAACCACAATGCCCAATGAGAGGCAAAGTAGTTTAACGCCAAGGCTAAACATCAGTCCAAAAGGCGTTTTTTCTTTAAACAGGAAAGTTTCAGAGCTTATGAAGTTATCTGAAAAAGACAAGGTTGGTATTTCTCAGGATGCTGATGATCCTATCAACTGGTACATTCATAAAGATGCCGATGGCTTTGATTTAAGGTTGTTAAATAAAACAACAGCAATGTTGGGCTTTAATAACATCAGCCTCAAAAATGCTATCGTTGAGGCAATGGAGTTCTCAAGCGATAAAATCACATCGGCTACCATCAGCAGTAACTGCACAAAAGTTGGCAAGGTTGAACTCTGGCCTATAATTTTCACAGGATAAAATTTACTTCAATAAGTATGGCAAGGATACGGACTATCAAACCCGAGTTTTTCAAAAATGAACAATTAGCCGATCTGCCCATGAGCGCACGGCTCCTTTTCATCGGACTGTGGACACTGGCCGACAAGGAAGGGCGCTTGGAGGATCGACCCAAGAGGATTAAAGTTGAATTGTTCCCCTACGATAACCTTGATTGTGATAAAGAACTGTCACGGCTTCAAAGTGCAGGCTTCATTGAAAGATATGAAGTTGGCGAACTGAAAGTGATTCAGATTATCAATTTCACAACTCATCAGCGCATCACAGGGAAAGAAAGCGAGACTGATAGTAAGTTTCCGGCGATTACAGGAGGAGAGAAACAACTGGGAAACATTGGGGAAACATTTGGGGAGCATCCGGGAGAACAGGAAGGGAAGGGAAAGGAAAGGAAGGGAAAGGAAGGGAAAGGAAACGCTCCGCCTGTAGTTGAAATTATTTATCCATTCGATGATGATTTCAAAAACCATTGGGAACAGTGGAAGGATTACAAGCGGGTGGAGCATAAATTTCAGTACAAATCCCCCCAATCAGAACAGGCCTCGCTCTCGGATTTGGTAAGAAAATCTGGCGGGCAAAAATCAACAGCAATAGCAGTCATTAATCAATCGGTTGCTAACGGATGGAAAGGATTTTTTGAACTTAAAAATCAATCAAATGGAGCAGCAAATCATTCTCAGCAAAGGAGAAATCAGCCTGTTACCGGTAACGACCTTATGCAAGCGCACACTGCAATGTTTGGCGAGCGGCGATCCGATAAGCCGGTATAAAATGGTTAAGCACTTCACTGTTACTAATCAACCCAATTACCCGGCTTTGTTATCAGTTGGCGAAAGGATACCAGATCTTGTTGATAAGATAGGATTGCGCACATTATCGGCACTGGTGATGGCTGAGGTCACAAAATTTCAGAATAGTTACACAGTGATCAGGCCCATGACTGCCACACAGATTGCAGATTGTGCACTTGCTATCATCAGTTCTGCAGAAGAAGACCGGCTAAGCTTGAATGACCTTGTTATTTTCTTCGAAGGAGCAAAGCAGGGTAAGTATGGAAGGGTACTTGACCATATTGATCAGCACGTAATTTTTGAAATGCTGGATAAGTATCGGGAAGAAAGGCATCTGGTAGTTTACAGGCATCGTGAAGATGAAAACTTAAAGCATAAGCCAGGGTATGATCATGACCGTCTTTCAAGCTCTACAGATGAAAATGAGGTGAGTATCCAAAAAGTAATTTGGGAGTATAACAACAATGCTGATAACAATCTTTCAACAAAATAACACCAATATGTACACATTAGTTTTTGCCGAGCATCGGGGCACCAGAAAATTTGCAATTGATGCACCAAGAGAATACTCCCGGGAAATTATGAAACAGCTTGAAGAAAACTACGGAGGATCATGGGTTCTGGTTGACCACCTGAAAATAGGAGAAGGTATAATGTTCGACGACGGGCTAAAATACCAAGGTTTTCACGGACGAGATGAACGATATATTAACGATCGTCACGTTCTTAAAATCAAACCTTAGAGGTACTTATAAAAAATAGTATGAAAGTACGCCTGATTTTATCGCTGAATGGAGTTTATCTGACCGAAGTGGATGTGGAGCTGCCGGGTACCGATGAGAATTTATCATGGCAGGATAACATCAAAATCAGGGAATCTTATTTGCATCACGAGGCTGAAAAGATGAGGATCAGGCACCTGAATGCAATACTGAAATACAAGGGCGTCTATGAAATTGTTCTTGTAGCACCAAGCAAAATGAACCAGTATGAAGAAGCGATGGACTATAGATGATGTGAAGCGGACGGGCTTAAAGGTTGATGGTGTGGAGACGGTTATTGTGCCTGCAGTAAAAGTGAAATCGGTCAAGAAGGTGCCGGCTGCCATCGGAGAAATGTGCCTGATATTGCACGCAATGGGTATCGAGTATGTTACTGAGCACCGTTTCCATGAGATGAGAAAGTTCAGGTTTGATATTGCCATTCTGGATATAAAAGTTGGCATTGAGTACGAAGGATTAATGAGCGAGAAAAGCCGGCACACAACGATTGAGGGTTTCACGATGGATTGCATCAAGTATAACCTGGCACAGCTCAACGGATGGAAAGTGCTGAGATACACGGCTAAAAATTACAGGGATTTTGGAAGCGATATACACACAATTATAAATCATATTGGTTAAAGTAAACCTTTTAAAACAATAAATAAAAATGAAACAAATCACACTACAGGAAATCAGAGATTTAAACCCATGCTACGACCCTGCAAAGTTTTTACCCGAAAACTGGACGGGTACGGTAATAGATATTTTAAACGTGGAGAATTGCCCGGCTAAAGACAGATTTTGGGTTGTACTTCGAGACAAGTTTATTGATGCAAAGACATTACGTTTATTCGCTGTATGGTGTGCAAGAGAAGCATTGAAGCTGGTAGATAAACCTGATGAAAGAAGTATTGAGGCTTGTAATGTTGCGGAAAAATACGCCAACGGTAAAGCTACAGATGAAGAATTGTCTGCTGCATGGGCTGATGCAAGTGCTGCTGCATGGGCTGCTGCAAGTGCTGCTGCATGGGCTGCTGCAAGTGCTGCATGGGATGCAAGGGCTGCTGCAAGTGATGCAAGGGCTGCAAGTGCTGCAAGTGCTGCGCAAATTAACCAACTTGTAAAAATGCTTTACAAGTTAGAAGAAGAAATTAAAATATAAAATTCATGTTTATCAGGTTGAACCTGACTACTGTACTATGATTCCACAACCTATTATTAACTTTTAAAAATTTACATGATGGATGAAAAAACATTGAATGATTTAATTGAAGAAATGGAACTAAGGGTGGCTGAATTTTACAATAGTAGCAATCTGTACAATTATGAAACTTACCAATACCACTATTGGGATGGTAAACGTTCTGAAGCAGCTTTCATGGTTGAGAAATTGAAAGCAATTTTATTTACAAGGTGAAAGCCAGTAATCAACACCCCCCAACCGATTATTAAATTTTAACCAGCCTTGAGCGGCTTTGTAAAACTCACATAAATTTTATGGAACAGATTGAAAAATTAGTAACACTTGGAGAACGACGTGTAAGGGTTAATCACAACCCATCAGAAAGCGATTATGTAAATGACATCAAAGTCGCTGCCGCTAACTTAATTGACCTGATTGATGGTGCAGCAGGAAATCCTAAATGGACTGATGATGAACTCAAAGAATGGTTAACGCTGAAAGACTTGGCAATGATTGCTGCTGAACAATCAGCAATGTGGGCTGTGAAAGCGGCTACTTATTAACCTTTAAAAAAGCCGGCATATTCCTATACCGGCTGGAAAATCGATTTTGCGTAACAGGGATAAGTGCTACTCTTACGAGCCGTCTTTCAGACGTACTAAACGTGCTGTTACCCCACAAATATAGTAAAAAATTAAAGCATACACTATGGCAAAACCCCTAACTCAGGCACAAGTAGATAACATCTTCCTACTCCACTCCAAAGGGCTTACCCCAGAACAGATAGCCGATGTTATGTGCATCGCCAAAGAGCGTGTTCGTTTAAGAATAAGAGGTATCACTCCACGCATCGTTAAAGAAAAAGTGAAGCCTACAGTAGAACGGGATAGGGATTTCAACTGGAACTTTGAGACCAACGGATTCTTTGATGAAGCTAAGTGGGCTAAAAATTTGAATTTTTAATTATTCAATAGTAATAAAATTTATTACATTTGTGAATAATGGCATCATCAAAAACAGCGAAGACCGTTAAAGTGGTTGAGGAAATCATCCTTCACATAGAAAAAGGATTGACTTACAATAAAACCATGAGAAAGATTGTCAGTAAGTATCAGTTTACCGACAGAACTTTTTGCCGCCATTGGAAAAATGCCTTTGAAATCCACACCCAGCGCCAGTCTGAAAGAAAAGCATTACTGACAGAAACGGAAGTGGAAACACGCAAATATCACATCATTTCAGCCGCTGAACGCAAAGAATACCTTACGAAAATGATACTTGGCGAGATTGAAATTACTTTGAAAAGACCATTTTGGAATCCTGAACAAAAGAAAATGCAAATGATACCGGTTACTAATCCAGCGGATGAAAAGACCAGGATATCTGCAATAGCTGAACTCAACAGGATGGAAGGAGACTACGCTCCTACTAAGGTGGCTAATACAGATAAGGATGGCAACGATGTGCAGCCGCCATTAAGTCCAAAACAATACGAGGAATTGATAAGAGCAGTTAATAATAGCGGAGGTAAATCGTGAACATAGTGCTGGCAAGTGCATTCAGGCACCAACCGCCAGAAGTAAAAAAGATTATTGAAGCCTATTGGGGTAATTGGATTGTGAATGATGTGTTTGTACCCTGGATTGAGAATAAGAGCAAGGTCACGCTGTTATATGGCAGCTATGGATCAGGAAAATCGGTTTTCATAGTTGATCTGTTTTTGAATAAGTGTTTGGATGATAAGTATTTCAGGGGTTATTTCGGAAGGAAAGTTTTAGATACAGTTCGTAACACGGTACATAAGACTTTCACCGACCGCATAAAAGAGCGAAAGCTCGAAAAGTTCTTTGTTTATTCTGATAAGCCAAACGGTTCGATGCGAATCCTTTGCAAGAAAAACGGAAATGAGTTAATTCCTTTCGGGGCCAGTGATGCAGCTTCTTTGAAATCAATCAAGGATCCTACTCACTTTTTTTGCGAGGAGTTCGACCAGTTTACATTTGAGGATTTTGGTTTTATCTTTTCCAGGTTAAGGACTGAGAAAGCTGCAACACAGTTTTACGGTGCATTCAATACCGAGAAGATTTATCAAAGCCACTGGATCCGAAAGATATTCTTTGATGGCGGCTATACCGGGCAGGTGGCTACATTGAAAGCGAATTATACGAGTAACTACTTCATCAATCAGGAGGAGTATTACAAATCGCTACAGCTTATTGCCAATGGTAATGCTGCCGTACTCAATGCAATAGCAAACGGCGAATGGGGAGCAATAAGGACCGGTGGTGAGTTTTGGAAATGCTTCGATGAGTCTAAGCATGTAAAGCCATTGAAGCCCAGAAAGGATACAACCATTCACGTTTCACTTGATGAAAATGTGAATCCCTATGTAACTCAGATAGTTTGGCAGATTACTGTGGCGGAAAAGAATTTATCACAGGTGCATGAGATTTTGAGCAGAAGTCCGGCAAATAATGCGCCCAAAGCGGCAAAGCAGTTTGCGGATTGGTTGCACTCAATTGGTTATTCAGACACAGTTTTTGTGTATGGTGATCCATCTGCCGGGAAGCGTTCAACCATCGATGCGAACAACGCCAGTTTCTTTGATAAGTACATAAGTACGCTGAAGGATTTAGGATTTTCTGTAGTGAGCAGAGTACAGAGGTCGGCACCGGAAGTTTCGCTAAGTGCTGATTTTATTAATGCCATCTACGAAAACAACCATGAGGGATGGAGTATTGAGGTCAGCGATATGTGTTTTGGAAGCATCGAGGATTACATTATCGTAAAAGAGGATGCAGAAGGTAGGATGTTGAAAGCCAAGGAAAAAGATAAGGAAACAGGCGTGACTTATGAGCCACATGGCCACTGTTCAGATGCGAAGCGATACTTTATAACCACCGTACTTGAAAAAGAGTTTGTGGCATTTAAGGGAAGGAGAAGGAAAACGGGAAGTATTGCGGTGCCAAGATTAAATTAAAAATTATCTCAATGATACTAACCATTGATCAGATTGAAAAAGTTTTGAAAGAAAATCAATCGGCTCCAACGCTGATTAAAGCCAGAGAATACCGGCAAAAGATGCGAATGCATCTCTATGGTGAGCAAATGTCTAATTACCTGCCTGTTATTGGAGGTTTTGAAGCTCCTGCATTGCAGACGCTAAGAGTTAAGTACGCCAAAAGCAACAGGGATTTATTTACCCGCCTCAGCCGCCCACTCGATAAAGTGTTTAGTGCAAGAGGAGGATCTGTTTATTATAACCTTGAAGGGGAGCAGGAAGATAAAGCAAGGCAGGTTGCATCCAATATCCGCAGCGGCATGAGTGTAAAAGATGTTCTCAGTAGTATGTGGCGGTATAGAATGATTGATGATCCAATGGGTATAATGATGATGGAGCTGTTCCCTACTCAGGAGGCAAAAAGGCAGAAACAGATGGGTAATTCAATATGCTACCCCACTTTCAAATCGGTTGTCAATATCCACGAATACCTATGCAATGGTTCTCAGGTTGAGTTTGTATTCTTTGTTACGAGCAAGAAAGAGAAGAAAGCTATTGGATTGAAAGAGGATGATACTGTTTACAGGCTTGTTGATGATTCTCAGGATGTTTACGTCAAGGTTGAAGATGAATCGGTAACACTACATTCTCCATTGATAAACTATTTCGGCAAGGTGCCGGCTATCCTCAATAGCGATATCCTAAGCGAGAGCAATGGTGGAATGATGATGTCATTCTTTGATCAGGTGATTGAGCTGGCAGATGAATTCCTTTTAAAAGGCAGCATTAAAATTACACATGATTTCCTTCATGCTTATCCAAAGTATTGGGAGTATGCAGATAGCTGCTCAACTTGTGGCGGTACAAAGTATGTAGATGGTAAGGACTGCCCTGATTGCAAGGGAACCGGTAAGAACTTCATGAGCAAGGTATCGGATATTAAGCTGCTCGAATGGCCATCAAAGGATGAGCAGGTTTTAACGCCAAATGTTGCCGGTTATGTATCGCCATCTGAGGTATATCACAAGATTGCTGGCGAAAGCATGGAGATGCTCGAATCATTGATGAGGTACACAAGATGGGGTGTACAGGCTGATGTGAAGCAGGAAGGGATTAAGACGGCTACACAGATTGTACAGGATATAAAGCCTGAGGCGGATGTGCTTGAAATAGTAGCAAGGATGGCTGAGAAGCGGCACAAATTCCTGATTGATTTATCTGTAGCCGTAAACATACAGCCCGATTACAAAGGTTCATCTGTAAATTATGGCAGAAGGTTTATGCTTGAAGGCCCCGATGTGTTGTGGGAAAAGTATCAGGATGCCAAACTCAAAGGTGTTGCTATTAGCGCACTTGACGATATGCTGTATGATTATTACGAGGCGAAATACGGAACTGATCCCGTGAAATTATACATAATGCAGAAGCTTACCAAGGTTGAGCCATTTGTACACATGACAGCGGAGAAGGTAAAGGCACTTGGAGTTGGACCGTTAGTCCTCAATCAGAAAATCTTTTATGGTGAATGGCTTTCAATGCTCAGTCAGGCAGAATTGACGGCATTGGATGAGCAGCAGCTCAGAGATAACTTGAAAGAGTATGCGGCAGCGCAGGAAATGGCACCAGAGCCTACAGTAATTCAGTAATCAATAAACATCAATAAAAATGGGAAAATTACCACAAGCAGCACAACCTGAAAAGGAAATTGTGCAAGAGCAACCACAAGCAGCACAACCTGAAAAGGCTGCACACTTTGAGGAGTGGAGGATGGAAAAGGAAAAAGGCGAATGGGTAAAAAACAAATTGCTACGTTCTTGCGTGAAGATTACACAAGAAGAAGCTGATGTACTCAACGATGGTTCCGCCTCATCCGATGGACTCCAGTCAATCATGTATTTATCACCTGAAACCAAAGCAGATGCTTAAAAACCAAACATTGGAGCAGATTGCCACACTGCTTAAAATCAAAAAGGCAGACTTGGAATCAGCTATCAAAGCCGAGGCTGAAACAGATATTGAAATAGATGCCAACCTTCAGACTTTTAGCGAATCCGATCTAAAGACGCTGAAGAACAACAGCTACAAAGAAGGTAAAGCTGCCGGCATTGAAATGGAAGTTGATGCTGTAAAAAAAGCTGAAGGGCTTGAATTTACCGGTAAAACAGTTGCAGCACTGCTTGAAGCAAAAGCAGCCAAGGTTATTGCTGATGCAAAAATTGAGCCTGATAAAAAAGTGAAGGAGTTGGAAACGAAAGTAGCCACCCTTACCACAACCGTATCAGACTATGAATCTCAGATCGCAGCCAAAGATGCTGAGGTCAATAGTATTCGTGTAAACAGCGAGCTGTATAAACACATCCCTTCTTTTGGTGATAAAGGCCCTGCCCTTGGTGCAGATGATGTTATTCAGTTAATGAAGGCATCAGGCTATGAGGCAAAAATGGAAGACAGCAAAACCGTGTTTTACAAAGCAGGCGCAAAGCTTACTGATAAACTTGGTAATGCAACAGCTCCAAAAGATGTGATCAGTGCTTTTATAGCAGAAAAGAAGTTAGCGCCGGTTGAAGGCGCCGGTGCTGGCGGACGTGGTGCCGGTGATGGAGGGGGTGCATCAGCCAGTTCACTTACTGCATTAAAGGCAAAATTTATTGCAGAAGGAAAGAGTTTACTTGGCCAAGAGTTCAGCCAAGCAGTGCAGGAAGCCGCAAAAGTGGATGGATTTGTAATGAGCTAAAGATTGTTTTCATAGATTGTTTATTTTAGGGTATGCCTCCTGTTTCTACAGGAGGCATTTTTATTTGCAAAAAAAATAAAGTTGTAATTTTTATTACTTTGAATTATTTGTTTTAATATTGTGGTCTACAGAGCAAGATATCGCTCAAAAGCTAACCGCCCAAGACGCAGGGCAACACCAGGGCAAGACGCCGCCCACATAGACCTCAACCACTTTTCAAAACATTTTAAATTTTTAATAATGGCAAATTTCGATGTATCGAACTTGCTCACCGCTCAAACGATGGTGAATGCAATTTACGCAAATCCCGAAATGAGGATGAAGCCTGCACCAGCCTTTGGACTGTTGTCCTCAAATGATGCACTCATCATGGGAGCTGAAACCCTTCGCACAAGGGAAGACAGGGCTATAGAAGCCCATTTGCTTGCTCGCACAAAGCGTTCAAGTGGTTCTACAAGAACCCACAATCACACTGGAACTATAGATGACAGCCAAAAAATAACCCTTAACTGGACTACCAAATCAGATAAGTTCGCAATTTCTTTGAAGCTGCTTGACAGATCCGTATTTGATTTCAATACTGTTTTCGCCAATAAAATGATGCAGGCTTGCATGAACGTATTGGAAGACAAAGAAACCGAAGCAATCGCTTATCTACGTGCTCAGCGTGCCACTCAGCAGCCATCAGGCCTTAAAGGCGGAACTTTCACTGCTGCAAACAATGCTATCGACATAGATGCAACCAATGCTATTGTTTTCTATCAGCGTTTGAAATCAGTAATGCGCCAAAACTATTTTGGTGGGCAAATTGATGTTATCGCCGATAGCAATATGCAAGTAGCTGCTGAAAGGCTTATTGCCCAGGGGGCAGGCAATGCAACCAACACGGCATTTCAGTTTGCCGGCCTTCGTATTGTTGAATCAGTTGAGCTTAATGATGCCAACTATGCAGATGGTATCGTTTTAGCAATGCCATCGCAGTCCGCATCAGCTCTTAACTGGATTCCACAGCAAAACAGAAACGGATACGGTGACTACAACAGTTTCGTTGGTGGTTACGGCACTTTCAGTTTTGCCGGTTACACATTTGCTGTTCATGGTTATGCTCAGCGTGCTGACACCAGCGCATCCAACGGTAATTCGCAGGACGTTTCTTTGGAGTTTGAAGTTTCATTTGATACTTCATACAACAAAGCTCCTTTGAACTTCACCACAGGCCGAACTGATAGCGTAATCCTTCAGTTTGGACAAACCTCTTAATTCACCATTGTAAAAGAAAAAGTAAAATGAAAAAATTGCTAATGTTGTTCGCCTTGGTTCTTTCTTTCGGAATTGCAAATGCTCAACGTGGAACTACGTTGCAGTTATTGGCTGCCGATTCATTGATCAATGTGGACACGACAACAAAAGTATTTGCAACTACTGCTGGCTATCACGGTATCGTGATCAGCCCAATAGTTACAAGGATTTCAGGAACTGCAGCCGGAAAGGTTTATCTGTATGAATCCTTTGATGGAGTTAATTACAGCGCAGCTCTTGACAGCATCACGCTGAGTAATGCTGTAACTAATACCGGAATCTGGAAGAGGACACCACCTTTTGCAAACTTCTACCGAGTACAATTTATAAGCTCCGGTACTTGTTTGCTCGTTCCATTAACCAGATTTGTCGCTCGTAAATACGACTAAAAATGACCAAACCAATTGAGATAACAGTAGGCGGTTCCGGGATTTACGATCCAGTTGCAGGGGCAACGGATTGCAATATCTCAATCATAGCTGGCCAAGATCTTTGGATCAGTAAGCAGGGTTACGGCCCTTATGATTATGCGCTTTACACTGTTATCTCTACTGGTGGCTTTCGATTGATTGGAAGCACATTTGAAGATGGAGAGAAATGGTTTGTTTTTGCCTTAGGCACTTCATATCAGCTACAATATAGCAGCAATTACACAAATGGATTTAACTATCCTCAGGTGATTTCTGCTTTGTTTGGCAGGGTTGGTTGGTTACAGTCAGCAGGAGCTCCCGTTTTAAATACAAATAACCTATTCTCAAAAAGCGGAAGGTGCTTTAATGATGGCAGCTTTCATTCACTTGTTACACTTTCAAATTTGAAACAAGTAATGGAGCTCAATGGCGCCACCGACTTTGAGTTCAATGCTTACCTCGAAGCATTACAAAGAGGGGTAATCCTTCGTTTACTATCTGCAACATTTGGGGTTCCTGAATTTATTTCTCAGGATATGACCTATACACGTTTTGATAGTAGCGATAAGCAGATTCAAAATACCGGTGCTTTCACCGGAATAAGAATCTTCCGCCCTTCTTCTCTGAATTATGCAATTCAGATTGATAAGGTAGATCTGTATTTTAATGAAGCCAAAACTTTCATGCTGTATCTGTATGAAGACACAAACCCTACTCCCATTTGGAGTACTTCCGTTACCAGTGTTGCAAATGCAAGAACCACGGTTAGCATCCCTAATTTAGTGATCAACAATACCAATGGCAGAATACTGTATCTCGGTTATCATCAAGCTGAACTTGGCACTTGTAAAGCGATATCAGAAACTGATATTGAAACCATTGGCAATCGAATGTATGGAATCGAGTTTTTTAAATGCATTCCGGGAAACTTTTCACAAGTAAACTATACCGGTGACACAACCGGACTTAATGCTCAATTGACTGTTTTTAAAGATCACACTGCTTCCATCACAAGTAAAGCCGGATTGTTCGATAATGCAATAGGGCTTCAAATGGCAGCACAGGTAGTTGAGCAGATACTGTTTACAAAGAGAAGTAATTCGGATGAAAGAATACTTGGGGACACTGCCGGCCAGATGCTTGGTTCAATGGCTCTCGATGGCGTTGCCCCTATTACGGATGGGCCTCAAAGCTATGGATTGAGAAAACAAATCAGTGCAGAGCTTGTCCGCATGCGGGAATCATTTTTTCCAAAACCTAATAAAGGCACAATCCGAAACGTATGTTAGTTCTTAGAACAACTCCGGTAGGTATTGATAAGGCTATTCAAGAGCTTCAAGTAAAGCTACATGATGCCCTTGCTGCTTCCTGGGGAAACGTAAAGTTTTATGGCCGTTGCTACCGTAACCGAAAAGACAATGGATTTGTTGCTGAAGTTTATGTCGGCAACAAGGAGTATAAGGAAGTCTATTACGATGATGCCTACTCTGCTACTTGTTTTTTCGGTATTTCAGACAGCATACAAATCGCTGAAGTAAACCGGGCAAATGTTCATCTGGTATTCTTTGTAAACCTGGATCTTATTAAAGCAAGCTCTGAACAAAGGGCTGATGAGGAGGTAAGAACAGAAGTTGCAGCAGTACTTGACGCCGGGCTTTCTCATTCAATTCTACAATCTATTGATCTTGGAGTTGAAAGATGTTTAAGGGAATACCCTGGCAATACAATTGATGGACGATTAAAGCATGTAGACATGCACCCAAAACATTGTTTCCGGCTCAATCTGGAAGTTCAATACGAAAATAGAACAGGCTGCGAAACTCAAAACAATTTTTAATTACATTTTAAATTTAAAAAAAATGCCAACAATTCTTAACATTCCGGATTGCGGCGGTACAACAGGCACTTTTAACAGTGGAATTCCTTTGTGCGACAAAATCCGTAGTAATTTCTATGGCCTTATTGGCCTTGATGCGGGTGTTGGTTTCAGTGATGCTGAGACTGCAACTCCTGCTGCTTTTCTATCAGCTTTAACTACCAAAACAAGGGCTGCAAGGGGTGACCGTGCTTATCCTCTGTTTGGTATCTGGTCGAATTTTGAAGATCAGCGTAAAGAGCGTACACAAGGATCTGCAGGTAACCTTACCAATGTTGATATCACCTTGGTTGATGGCCTTCCGGCTTTCGCCTTGCAGCATCGTAAAGGAGACATCATGCAGGCTAAGCTCATTGCAGCTCAGAATGCAGGTATGACCTGGTTGGTAGTGGATGATAAGTACACCGTTTACGGAACTTATTCCGCTTCTCAGTTCACCGGCTATTCAACTGCTGATGTGTATGCAGGTTTGCCTTTCTTCGGAAACAATGGCCAGCCTTCTTACTATCCGTTTGAAATCAAATTCGGTAGCATTACTGAGTGGAAAGAAAATGCACGTTTTCTTCAAATGGGTTCTTCTCTCGTAGGTGTAACAGGTCTTCGTAATGTAAGCCTGGAGAAGTTCAGCTTTGCGACAAATGTGTTGAAATTGAGTGTAACTGCTGAAGGAGGAACTAACCTCTCTACTGCATTTGACACTGAACTTGCTCAGACGAATGCACTCACTGTGGTAAACAAGGTGGCGGGAACTTCCGCTACAGTTTCTGCTACTTATGATAGCACAAACAAGGTGATGAGCCTTACGCTGTCAGGTACTCCGTTTACTGGTGCCGCAACAGGGGCTATTTTTACCGTCAATCTTGCATCTGCCGCTGCTCTTGCAGCATTGGCAGCACCAATCGATGGTTACGAATCGCTTGGTGCAATTGAAGTGGCTAAACCTTAATGAAATTTGGCAGCATTCCTTTTGGGGTGCTGCCATTATAAAACTTAAATCATGACTATTGATAATGTAAGCTACGATGAGAAAGTCATGGCTCAATTAACACAGGATGAGTTTGTTAATACCCATCTTGATAATGATGCCATCTATCCATTGATTTCAGAAAAGGAAAGAGTTTCCAGGTTAAAAGATGCTTATTCACTGATTAAAAAGGCAACCGATGAACGCCCTGCAATTAAAGGAAAAGATATCGAGCCTAAAGATTCAGGAGCTGGCAAGTAGTGCTGTAGATAACACTGGTTTTGTTGCCGCTGATCTTATCACTGCACAGCTCCGAAAGGGGTTGAAATCTGATGGCAATGAAATGCCCGATTACTCTGCAGTTTCTGTTGATATGTTTGGCAAAGAGCCCGGACCGATAAAGCTCTATGATACAGGAGCTTTCTATGCAGGCATCAAGGTTGTTTCGGATGGCAAAAGCATTGTTTACCAAAGCTCTGATAAGAAAGGGGCAATGCTTGAAAAAAGATACAGCACAAAAAGCGGCCAGGTACTTGGACTTACTGAAAATAGTCGTGTTGAATACGCTCTTGATTTACAACCTGAGTTTGTTGATTTGGTAAAAAAGCAGTTGAAATGAGTTGCGAGAATTGCACACAATCAATCATGCAGCAAAAAAGAGCCGATGAAGAAATTATCATTCTTGCAAAGCAAAAAGCAAACCACACAGGAAAGCCTGTTGCTCTCTACAGAGATGAATACGGAAGGCTCTGCATCTGCACCGGCACAGAGCCTATTGTCATGTATTTTACACCAGAGCTGTAGAACGCTTTCAATAGGTGCTTTTATTGATGCTTATTGCAATGGCAATTTATCAGTACTGATCAGGCAAGGCAACCCTACAGAAAAGGAGTTGCAAGATGCATGGAATGAAATCCTCTTCGAGTATTCAGCTCTTGTTGCCAATGGCGAATCTAACTACATACTTTCTCTACAAAGGCGCATGAGCCTTTTGAATGCCGATATTTTTTATATCGAAAATGCAATTACAATACTCCGGTTACGCTATGAGCAGGATATTGTTGATGAACTGATTGCCATGGGCTTTATTGGCGATTACAAAAAGCCTGAACAACTCAAAAGGGTTGTTGCACTTGCAAAAAATTATGTGATTGAGTTAAGTGAGTTGCAAGAAGAATTTGACCGGATCAATGCTACGGCGACCGGGAAAAAACAAACTGAAGACGATTACAATAGAACGGTTGTTGCGTTATCAAAATATATTGGCTACCGCATTGACAAGGAGGTGGTAAAGGTGGATGAGTTTGCGGCTATTTTCAGTCTTTACATTTCTGAATCAAAAAAACAAGAGACCGATGGCCAAAGGAACAATTGATGAACTCTTTGATCTTTCTGCGATACAGGCGCAATCTGATAAGGTTGAGAAACTTTTATCTGAATTTGTTACTGGCATCTCGAAGATTCCAAAAATAAAGCTCGAAGTTTCGGGTAGTGAATCGGTGAAGGAGTTTTCTCTCGCTAATGCAAAATTAAAGGCAGAAATAGCATCAGTTCAGCAGCTCGCAAATCAAAGGTTTGCAGCTGATGCCAAATTAATAACCCTTCAAACTGATTACGCCAAAGCCACTGCAAGAAGCCGGGAAGAGCTTCGTAAATCAAACAAAGAATTAAAGGCCTCTACTGAATTTCAATTGGCTGAGACTGCTTCTATTGATAAGGCAAGGGCGGCGGTAAAAAAACTTACCATAGAAAGGAACGGACTGAATCTTGCTACAGCAGGTGGACAGGATAGAAGGGATGTGCTCAATGAGCGGATCAATAAGCTCAATGATTTTATAAAAAAGAATGTTGACTTGCTTGCCCAGCAAAAAATAAATGTCGGCAACTATGCCGGATCACTGGCGAAGCCTTTTGAATCTCTTATTACTCGGCTCGATCAGCTAAAAGCTAATCTTGCACAAGGCATCGGGCTTGGTGGAGGAAGAAGCGAAGCCGATTTAAAAGGTGCTACATTTCAGATACAGAAACTAACTGATGCGCTTTCGCTTTCCAGTACAGCGGGAGCCAGTAGTGCCAAGCAGGTAAAAATACTTGAAAGAACTTTTCAGGACTTATCGATATCTACTGCCAAAGGTGATGAAACAGCAACTAAATTTCTTAGCACATTAGCAGGCCAGATTGGGGAAGCCAAAGATGCCGTTGGTGATTTGCGTGATGAGATAAAACTCAATGCGAGTGATACAAAGGGTATTGATAATGTTGTTGGTTCGCTAAATGCTTTAGCGGGTATTGCACAAGGAGCTGCCGGTGCCTACGCTTTGTTTGGTGCCAGTCAGGAGGATGCTGCCAAAATCACGGCCAAGCTGATTGCTGTTCAGGGGATTGCCAATAGCATTCAGACTGTTGGACAAGAATTGACAAGAAAAGGAACGATTGCCAATAAGGCTTATGTGTTTATACAAGGGCTGGTTACAACGGCTACAAACACCACGGCTGCTGCAACTACAAGGCTAAATGCTGTACTCAAATTAAGCACCATCGGGATTGTTGTTGCTGCTGTTGGAGGATTGATTTATGCCATATCAAAAGCAAGTGAGGCAACATTCGGTTTCACAAAAAACCAAAAAGCACTTTACGATATAACAAAAAGTGCAAATGCTTCTTATGCTGAAGAGGCTGTTAAATTGAAGATACTCACAAAGGAATACTTAAACACTTCCACTTCGGTTGGCAGAAAGAAGGATATCCAGGATGAATTGCAGAAAACATATCCTGCATATTTTGGGAATCTTAAAACGGAAGCGGAATTTCAGAACGGCATTGCAGATGCAGCGAATAGAGCTACAAAAGCTTTGCTGATACAGGCAAAAGTGCAGGCTGCTCAAACATTACTTACAGAAAAATACAAAAAGGTTCTTGATGAAACATTTGATCCGCAATCATCTTTAAATTTCTTTGAAAAAGCAGGCGTTGCGCTTCGCAATCCACTATCTACAATCAGAACTGCTTCAGGTTCGCCAAACGCAGATGATTTTAAAGCATTAGCAGAGGCTGCAACTGATAATGTCAATAAAACAAAAAAAGAATATAATGATCTGGAAGCTTTCATTCAGGGTTTTATTGAAAAATCAAATAAAGAATTAGAGACACTTGGCGGAGATCCTAAAAAAGTTACAAATAACACTACTGCTGGCGTAAAAGAAGCTGCCGCCGAAATTAAAAAGGTAAATGATAAAACCAAAGAAGATATCCTTCGCTCTCAATTTGAAATTAACAAGCTGAGGCTGGAAGAATCTTCTAAGGCTGACAAGGAAATTATTGATAGTGAAAACAGAGGGTATTTCATCCGTAAACAAGCCCTGCTTGATTTTACACAAAAGCAGCAGGCAATCGCACAACTGGAAGTGCAGTTTGCAAGGGATGTTGAAAAATTAAAGCTTGCTGAAATTATTGCGGCTCTCGAAGAAGAAAAGAAGCAAAAAGGCGCTAATGTAAAAGAACTTAACAATCAGATTGAAAAGGAGCGAGCGGCATCTGCAAAAAGGGTTGAGCTAATAGAGCTACAATCCACCATAAGGCTCACTGAAATCGGGAAAGAATTTGTAAAGACCGGGCAAGAGCTTGCTGATCAAAGGCAAGCCATCAGAGATGATGAGATTGCCAGGATAAAGAAATTCGAGGAGGATCAACAAGAAATAAGCCAAAAATCAAGAGCAATATTTAAAGCTGCTATCAAGGAGCAAGCTGATGAAGAGGCCGCAGCGGCAGAAAAAAGGATTGAGCTTCAAAAGCAATTGCAAGATGAGTTGAAGTCTCTTTTTATCCAGTTGGTAAATGACCAGTTCACGATTGAAGAACAGGCTTTAAACGAAAGAAAAAGACTGCTTGATGAAGACACTGCAAGGCGCATCAATCAAATCAATCTTCTTGGCCTTACTGAGCAGGAAAGAATTCGCCAAACGGCTATCGTTGAGAAAAATGCCGCCGCACAAACGGAGTCTATAGAAAGAAGGAAACGTGAGTTGGCTGTTCAGAGGGCAAGGTTTGAGAAGTTGGCAAGTATAGCAAGCATTATTCAGGCTACTGCGGTTGCTGTAATTAATGCGCTTGGTTCAAGACCTTACACACCGGCCAATATCGGCTTGGCTGCTCTCACAGGGGCTATTGGTGCCGCACAATTAGCAAAAGCAATCAGCACACCGCTGCCAAGGTATAAATCAGGTAGAGGCACTGGTAAAGAAGAATTGGCGATAACCGGTGATGGTGGAAAGACTGAGTATATCGTCCGGGGATCGGGAGCCATTGAAGCTACGCCATCAGTTCCAACTCTTACGCACCTGATGCCAAAAGACAGGGTATTGAAAGATGATAATGCACTACTGAACTTCTTAATCAATGCATCAAGCCCTTATGCAAGAATTGCATCAAAAAACGCACAGCAGGCTGATGTAATGACCGATAAGACAGGCAGGGGAATTATTAAGGCAGTTACAGAAAATCGCCCAAGGGTAACAGTAATCAATCATGCGCCAGTGGAGGTTACGGCAAGCTGGCAAAACGCATTTAAGAAATGAGCAGGGTAAGAAAGTTACGGTATTGGCTATTTAATCAGGATAAAAAGCCTTTGTACACACAGGGGCCGCTTGTGCTGGAAGGTAGCCCCGTAACGCTGCTCAAAGCTAATGGGCAACCTGCTTTATTAAGCAGCTCCCCTACCGGATGGCGTGATACATTTATAAAGTATGCGAGAAATATCAAGTACCTCGGACTTTTCAGAGATTACTCTGTACCGGTTGAATTTGCTCTTGATGGCGCAAAGATCATCCGCACTATTTTATTCAATGCGGGATTTAATGCAGAACTTTTTTTAGGCATAAGTAAACTGGATGAATTTACTTTTCCGGCTACTTATAAGGATTGGTATTATGGAGAAGTTGACCTTTCAAAATTCAGAAATGAAAAAGACACGATAACAGTATCGATTACAGAAGGCGGCCCATCTAAGTACTTAAAAGCCTTTGAAAATGTGGATTACGAACTCGATATCGCAAACGATGCACAAGCCAAGAATATTTATTTTGATGGTATAAATTTCAGAAATAAAGTAGAGTGGACGCTTTATGAGCAGCAAGAGGTTTACGGGCAGTTTTTAGTAATGGGAATAGGAATAATTAATGAAGAAGGAAGAACACAAGGCATACTATATCAGGATCAGGTAGGCCCGGCATCTACCTATACTGATGATACATTTATGTTTAAATCAATTAGCAAAACCACTACTATAACAGTTTCGGGTAGCGTAAAGATAAATGTGGTTGAAGAATCTTACATTGTTCCGGTACAGATATTAAAAGTAAATTTTGATGGCACTACTACCACAACTTATAGTTTCAATACAATAAACCGTTCGGTGGGTGTGCATGATATTGCACTTTCCGGAACAATTCCAGTAACGAATGGAGATAAATTATATTTTAGGATTGCCGGTAAGAATATTGGATCCTCTACAGTTTGGGTAAAAACTTTAAGCGGTATCATTACACTCGAATATGATGTACGCTTCACCGGAACATTTGCACAGGCTTACACAGCACAGCAACTCGGAGAAAAGCTGGTAGCAAAAATGACTGATAACAAATATCAGTTTAAATCAAATGCCTTAACAGCACTCCCCGGCCTTTTGTACACCACAGCTCCTGCTATCAGGCAGCTCGCAGATGCGAAACTGAAATTCAGCTTTGAAAACTTTTACAAATCACTTCGCAGGCTTGGCCTCGCACTTGGAATTGAAGGTGATTTTATAAGAATTGAGCCATATGCCTATTTTTTCAAATCAACAACATCTCTGAATCTTGGTGAAGTAAAAGAACTAACTGTTGAGCTCGCAGAAGATATGGTTTACAATACCATCAAAGTAGGCTACGGAAATTATACTTACGATAAAGTAAACGGCCTTGATGAGTTTAATGTTCAGCAGAATTGGAAAACAAATATCACCAAAGTTGTGAAGGAACTGGATCTCACCAGCCCGGCCAGAGCTGATATGTACGGCATTGAAATCACAAGAGCCGATTATTTCAGAAAAGATACTACCGATTCAAGTTCGGATACGGATGTTTACATGGTTGATTGTGTACAGGGCGGCACATACCTCTATTATGAAGGGCAATATGTGATTACAGGCACCAATACAATCACCATCCCTAACGTGCTTGCACTGCCTACTGTCGGAGGTTTGATTACTATCGGCGGCACACAGTACACTGTAACCAGTGCAACGCTTATCGTGGCTGGCAGTACTACTATCCAGGTATCGGGATCACTTACTAACGGCACATATAACGGACAAATATTAATCTATTCTGCATCGGCATACCTTGTAAATCGACCTGCCTATGCTATAACCGGACTTATCAATCCATCAACGGCTTATAACATAAATCTTTCTCCCAAAAGAGCCTTTGGCCAAAACGGCAGCTTCATTCATTCCTTCATTGAAGACGATAGTTCCAATATTGAGTTTACCAGCGGAGAAAAGAATAGTGATATGGTTGCAGATGGGCTAATTGAAAAAGCGGACGTGCCGGTTTCAACACTGGCACCAAGGCTATTCAAGCCTTACTATTTGAACTTTGAATGCACTGTTCCGGATAACTTTCTTGATGTGATGGCATCAAACCCGTACGGACTAATCACATTCACATACCGTGGCAATACTTACAGTGGCTACCTCTGGGATGGAGGAGTAAAGCCTGCAACAAGGGATGCAGCTAAGTTCAAATTACTTTGCGGCCCAAATACTAACCTTTTAAATCTGATTGACTAATGGCACAATATTGCGACATACCACTTTTGAGCCCGATTAAATTCGTTCCGCATACGAATACGCCAGGCGTTCACTTCGATGATAATTGGTGCTACAATCAAATTAAGGATTTTGAATCAAAAATCCGATACCGTCAGAAGTGGCAGGTAGGTGATCAAACAAAATTACAGATCACTACTACAATTGCACCGGCATCGATCAAGGTTTATAATTGCAAACAGGTGCAGGTCGGCACTATTGCCTGGACACTGATCACATCAGGAACGGCTTCAGTATATCATGCCACAATCGACCTTGATAGCTCTTATGCTTCCGGAGCAAATAAGTCTTTGTATCTGTATTTCAAATGCCAGTTATTAGATACAATCTTTGAGTGGATCAGTGAGCCGATTCATGTTGCAGTAAATTGGCCCAACACTTCTGTATTTACTTACTCCAATTCTTACAATGATTTTGATGCATGGTTTGTAGGTACATCTTATGTTCCAAAATTCAGATGTGAGGCTCAGGTGATGTCATTCACTCCTGATAGAGAAAGAGCATCATTTGTTGATGAGCTTTACGATACAAAGACGCTATCAGCTACCCCATTCCGGAAGTTTAAACTGGAAATAGGAACGGCAAACGGTGTTGCAGATTGGGTA